TACATCTATATGTTGGGAATATGATGCATTTTCATTTAATTTTTTATACCCCGAACCATATGGAGCTGCTTTACCATCTTCAGGATCGTTTTCAGATATTTTATCTGCTACTATATTGTATACTTCTTCTTGTTCTTCTGGATTAAGCATTGTTGGTAGAAAAGGTATAAATTTTTCTAATGATACTTTAGAAGCATTTCTAGCAGCAGTACCTGAAACTCCACCTTGTGTTATAATAGTACGAAGTTCTAAATTTGGATATTTAGAAATAGAAGTTGTTCTAGCAGAAATATCTTTAAAATCTTCATCATTACCTTCTCTAGCACCTATAATCCATAATACTTCTCTTGTTGGGTGATTTTTAGCAAAATCATATACTGCTTTAACAGGTGGTATAGATGTTGGTTCTAATTTAACTTTAAATGGGAGATAATTATTGTATACTTCCCAAATTAATAAAGACTCATCCTGAGATATTCCATTTCTTTCTTTAGTACCTATAAAGATAATAAATTCATCTATTTCAGGATTTTGTTTTAATGCCTCTTCAACTACTTCAAAATGTCCAGCAGTAGGAGGTTTAAAACCGCCAGCATATACTGCTGTAGTTTGTTTTTTTTCCTCTTCAGGCAATAATCCTTCTGTTAAGTAACTTGTTAAACTCATTTAGATAAAAATTGTCTTAATACTTCTTGTGCTTGTTCTTTTGAAACTGAATTATTTATTATATTTTGAACATTTTCATCTGCGATTAGTTCTTTTAATTTAGCATTTAAAGCAGCTTTTGATTTATCTGATCTTGCTTGTGCCTTAGCATCTTTTGGTTTTGTTCCTTGTGGTTTAAAAGGATCTAAATATTTTTTTATTATATCCTCTACATCACTTAATTTTTTATCTTCTAATGTATTAGCAACGGAAACAAAATTGTTTTTAAACATTGCTTCATATGCTTTATAATTATCAGTAACCGAGGCCCATGTTCTCATTACTATAGCTGGGGCTAAACTTCTATCTTCACCACCTGATTTTTCAAATCTATCTTGATTTTGTTTAAGTGAACGTTCTAAATCAGTATAAACATAAAGCATAAATACTTCATATCCAGCTTCTTCTAATTCTTTTTTTAAATTAGCTGTTTGTTTAATTGATGCTGCTGTTCCATCTAATATAAAAGGTTCTTTACCTTCTATTGTAGCTGCTACTTTTCCTTTAAATTCTTTATTAGCTGATGCCATTGCTTTAGCTGCTTCACTTCTATCTCTAGGACCAGCATTTTTTAAATCTAATGATACATTAGCTTTTTTTAATAAATTAATATAAGTATTATCTACATTAAGTGTCTTAATACCATCAATGTCTAAACCACGTAAAACATATCCCTTACCTGCTCCAGGAGCGCCAGCTAGGATAATAGCTTTTGGTCTTTCTAATTGTTCTTTTATTAAGTTATACAATTTTATCATTCTATATTTTATTATACATATGAGTGAATTTTACGATATGAATATACGAAAAGTTTTACCGGTAACCAAATTTAAGTATAATTATTTATATAATCTGTACATTCTTGTCTAGTATTTGCACCAAACCATCTACTTAAATCTCTGGTATTTTCAACCATATATTTATTACTATGTAATATATCGGTTCCTATTTTGTCTTCTGGGACTTCAATTATTATAAAATTTGCCATATTATATATATAGGTTTTTTCTAGCATTAAAGTTTTGTAAAATTTCTGAGTCTGTTAATCCTCTATTGTATATTCTAAGGCTACCAAAGTCAACATTTGATTGTCTTGTAGTACTAATATACCATGTGGCGCTGGTATCATATAAAGGTAGCCCAGTTCCAAAAGTTGAATTGTGTTTTTGTACCCCATCAGCCCAAATAATAAACCTATTATCTCTACGAGCCCCAACTATATGATGCCATTGATCATAAGCCACACTAAAAGAAGGGTGTTGATAATATCTACCCCCATTATTAAAACTTATCATTGTATAAAGATTAGCATTTATTTGGAAAAATCTAAAATCATACCTACCAAATATTGTATCACAACATCCAGTGTGTATACCATTAGTTGCTGGTCTATACCACATTTCTATTGTTAACTCATCAGTGCCCCTCCACGCACTAGGAGATATTATAGAAGTTTGATCGCTTGTATAATTCATATAACCATTAAAGCTATTTGTCCAAGCACCTGATGGGATTGTTGTATTGTGGCGTTCTTTACTTATATCTTTCCAAACTGTTCCTGTTCCAGGATAAGATCTGACTGAAGTTGGTTCTGCTGCAAAAACTAAACCGTTTGTTACTGTGTGTGGTCCTGAATACATTATCTTCCGAATCTTGATTTTTGTGCATTCCAATTTTGTTCTACTTGACTATCAGTTAATGCACTATTATAAATACGTATTATAGCAATTCCTCCTGCATATTGTCTACCTGAGGATTCTCTACCTATTATTAAATTAGTATTACGAGTACTAGTACCTGTAATATTATTAGTAGTATATTTTGTTCCATTTTGCCATTGTTTAAGTTCACTCCCAGTCCATACAGTACACCAATGATTCCATGTTTGATTTGTAATTGCAGGTGCTCCTTGATGGTATCCATTATTGTTTTTTCCATACCAATAACTAGATAATTGTCTACTACTTTTAGTTATAGACATATAATTCCCACTTCCCCCATTTAATAGAATTATAGTTCCTCTATCACCACTTGTTACTTCAGAAGATGCAGGATATAACCATGCTTCTAATGTTCTTTGGGTAGTATTAGTATTAACAGTAGAAGGTATACCTCCAGTGGGTCCTGAAAATACATCCCCATCTTGATCAAAATTAAAACAAGTTGCTCCTCCTAGTGTAGTTAAAGTAGGGGAACCTGAACTGTTAAGATTAACACCCTTACCACTTAAGTCATACCAAACTGTTCCACTACCTGGGTATGATCTGGAAGATGCGGCATCTAAAGATACTATTAAATTGTCCTGAACTACATTTGGTCCTCTAAAAAATGCCATTATATAAATCTTATTACTTCAACTATATTCCATTGTGGTAGGGAACACGTTTGTGTTTCCCAAGCATCAAATTCCTCCTCTGTTGGTTCTTCTATTATTGGATTTATTTCTTCGTATATTAAAAGACCATTTAGATCTTCTACTACTTTTTTCCAAGTAGTTTCAGTTCTTGAAAAAATTAATTTCATTGGTTTTATTTCTATTGCCATATTTTTTATTTTATATAAACTGCACCATAGATGTGAGAATTAGCTGAATTAGAACTAGTCCAGTAAGGTCTATCGTTATATCCTCCCCCAGCAAAATAATTTCCTGACCAACAACTGCCATACCAAAAAGGATTATTATTATAATACGTAGAACAATTTCCACCATTTGAATCTTGGTCATTATCATAAGTAGTTAACTTACGGCTACCTTTTGAATGGTAACTATAAAAACCAGGAGAACCAGTACCTGTTTCATCAGTAACTGCAACGGAATTAGTAAATGAATAACCGGTTCCCCAACCATCAAAACGCCATCTATATCTATGATTATGTGAACTTGTAGCACTTAAAGCTGTTCCGTGTGTTGATGATACAAATTGTACTATAGTTACTTTATCTGTTACTACTCTACCAGCTAATTCAAACCAAAATTTTAAACCTATAAAAGTATTAACATCACTTAAACCTAAATTTGTTAAAGATGGGTTAACACCATGTACCGTATTTGTTGAATCATCTGATGATGGTTCTGTTCTATAATTAGATTTATTTATAGCATCACTATAACTAAGATTGTTCATACCCGCTGTACCTCCTCTATTGGCTAAAACCATAGCCCAACCACCACCATCATAATCTTGGTCTACATAAGTACAAACGGGGCCTTCGCTAGTATAAATGTTATAAAAACCAGATGGTCCTTTTACTTGATCTACGCTTGTGTAATGTCCTGAAAATACCCCCATTATATAAATCTTCCTTTTAACGCGTTATAATTTTGTAAAACCTCACTATCAGAAAGTCCTCTAGTGTAGGCATGTATTAATGCTATATTCCCTTGAAAATATACTCCAGTATATCCTAGTCCTATTCTAATATTGTTTGTTGTAGTTGCACTCATGGGAGTGTAGCTATCTGTTGTTGTTACTTCTAGCGAGCCATTTAAATACCATTTTGCTCCTCCTGTGTATCTTGTACTTGTTATATATTGCCATCCATTTTCTGGTACATCCATACTACTAAACCCCTTATATGATTGTGCATTACCCCCATTACTCCCATAATAATAACTAATAGTTCCTCCTTGTTCATGAGTCCAAGTACCATAGCCCCCATATGCTTGATCCCATAAATTTCTTCTTCCGCTAATACCCGGGTGGTAAACCCACATTCCTATGGTCTGACCAGGTTTAAAACTTAAAGAGGTTTCATTCGCTGATATTTGCAAATAATCATTACTACCATCAAAATACATATTTTGAGCTGGAGTTCCCGCATCTTGGGTAGCGGGTGAACCATTAACCGTTGCATTATTATTATTAGCAGTAAGGTCATATGCTGTTGTCGAGCCTGCTGTCCAACATCTTGGGGAAGCAAAGTCAAGGGCTAATGCTAAATCATCTTTTACTATATTTGGTCCTCTATAGAATCCCATTTGATATTTTGTTATAAATATTAAACGGTTCTTTTTACTATGGTTTCAAATTTTTGTGTCGCAGGTTTATGCTTTGGATTTTCTAGATCAAATAATTTTTTTACTGATTGGAATATATCTATATTTTGATCTTGTGTACGAGGTGATTCATAAACTTCCCAATTTTTACCTTTTAAACGTTTACCTGCTTTATCTGCACCTCTAGATTTAGATTTTAACCATAATACACCTACTCTATCTACAGGCATACCATAGCATTCTTCATAACATTGGGCGTAAACAGCTCCTTGTAAATCGTAAGTTGTTTGTAAATGATTAGATGTTTTAAAATCAATTACCCATCTTTCTGTTTTACCATCTATTTCAATTTCACATACTAAATCACAAGTACCTGCTACTTTAAGTTTATCTGAAAATAACGATACTTCTGTTTCAACTAATGTTGGTTTATAGGTTTCCCAAAAATCAACAAAACGTAAAAACATTTGCCAAACATGAGGGGGCATTTTGGGATGACCATTATCATTTAAATACTTTAATTCTTTACCTTCAAAATATTCTTCAATCATTTCGTGTACTGCTGTACCTTCTTCACCTGCTTTTTTTACAATCCATTCTGCACTGTATCCAACTTTTTTAAGCCAATCTTCAAAATATTTGCCTTTTGGATAAGCATTTAAAACATAAGTAATTGAAGGATAATATTCTCCATTACGTCTGTAATACCTTGAATCAGGTAAAGTAATTTGTTTGTGATCATCTGAGATCTCTAGTATTCTATTGTATGATTTTTTGATCATATAGCTAGTTTGTGTTCCATTAAATCATAGTAGGTTAATGGTACTGTGTTTTGAATAAGTCTAGTGAAATTTTCGAAACCCATTTCACTCGGGTCCTTATCTTGTAAATCTACAAGATAGACTTCTTTACCTTCTGCCATTAATTTTTCACAGAATTTTAAAGCTTGTTTAATTGCATCCCTATCTAATGCAATATAAATTTTATCTACTACAGAGGTAACTATTTTTTTCATTAAGCTACTCTGTATGTTTTTCCCTAATAGTGGGATTGCGTTTCTTTTTATAGCAATAGCATCAAATAATCCTTCACATAAAATAATTGGTATATTCCAATTAATTAAATGTTCATTAGGTACTACATCTCTACTTGCTGATGGGTTACGATATTTAATGTATGGTTCTTTTTCAAAGGAACGAGCAGTAAAATAATTTAATCTACCCTCAGCATCATATGTTGGGATTATAATCATATTTTTATATAATCCTTCTTTACAATATCCTATATTGTACTTTATTATATCGTATTTACTAATGTGTCTTTTTTTTAGGTACGCAAGCGCGTGCCTAGCCATAATTCCGCTGTTATCAACGTTATTTAGGCCAATATATTCATTAGGTAATACAACATTAGATGCAACTTGTGTTTCTTTTATTGATTTAGAAGTTTTTACTAATGATTTAAGTTCTGTAAATTTACTTACATCTACTTTTAATTGTTTAAATAAAGAATATATAGTAGTACCTCTTACATCACAAGCCCAACAATGCCAAGGATTTTTACCTTCACGATTTTCTGTTAGATTAACCTCCATTTTAGGTTTATGGTGGTGACAGAATGGACAGTGATAGGCATAATTGTTTCTAGCAGTTGCCTTGCCTGAACCCATTACAGAGTTTACTAATGTAACTAATAACTGGTTTACCATATGGGGTAATATACACTAATGTATTTTAATTTCCAAAGGATCTTCGTAGTTAATATCTTTTAAGTCTTTTGTAAAAAATTTACCTAAAATATTATCATTAAAAAATTCATCTGGTTTTTCTAAAACTTGATATATCATTTGATACTTAGTTTCAAAATATGTCATTGATTTTTTATCAGGACACATTCTTAAAATTATACGTTCAAATTCATCTTTTTTACCTTCTAAAAGTAATTGTTTAATATCTTTTTGAGAACCATAATATTTTTTCCAATCTGATTCTTTAACTTCTAATTTGTATGTAGGGCGACGACCAACAATTCCAGTTAAGGCAGCTAACTCTTTTTTTCCGAGTCTCTTTTTTTTATTATGAAACAATACCTTTTTCCCAATATAAGACTTACCCGTAGGTTTGTGTGTTGTAATATAAACGAAACCGAATGTATTTTCTGGGAATTGAGTAATGTCTCCTATTTTGTGTGTTTTATAGGTCCAACTCATAATTTATGATTTAATATAAATATTAATTTTCTCTTCGTTCCTCAGGTTTGTAATAATGAATACGTTCATGCCATATAGGAGAAGCTAATAAAACTGCAGGATGTAAATTGCCTTTTTTAGTTTCTTGGTACATATAGGACATCCAAGTTTGTTCATAAGGATGATCCCATTTTGTATCTATAAACATTTTTTTATTGCCTTTTTTAGAAACAATCATAGGCCAATTTGTATAAGTAATTTCTCCATCTATATAAGCTACTCCACTTAAAGTGTTTATTTTATTAAAAATAGTTCTAGGGGCATTAGGATCATTACCAGTGGTAGGTAATTTATCATAATTAGGCCAATCTCTAGTTCTTATGTCTTGTGGAACATTATACCAACTAGTTTGAATATTATTATCCCAATATACTTCTGTAAATGATAATTTTAGAAAATCAAAGTCTTCCTTTAACATAATTGTATGTAATATATTATATAAATCAGGAATAAATTTTCTTAAGCCATTTCTACAAAATTGCCCCTCCATTGAAGGTGGATTTGATGTCATATCATCTTCAAAAAAGAAATAATAATCAGCATCTGATTTATCAAAATGGTCTGCTGCTGCTTGTCTTCCTCCACATATTCCTATATTACCTCCATTATCAATATATTCAAATTTATATTTTTTTGCTATTTTTTTATTTTTAGCTTTAGCTTTTTCGTCTGTAGAATTATCTAATAATACTAAATGGGGTTTCTCCAACCATTCAGGAGTTTTTTCCATTGTTTTTAATGTAAATTCCAACTGTTTTGGAAAATTAAATGTTAAAATATATAAATTTGTTTTTAGGTTTTTTAGATCCCATATAGATATTTTTTTATTAAGTTTAGAATTTTTAGGAATATCAACTAATTTAACATCTTTATTTACTAAAGCTTCTGTAAATTTTACTACTAAACCATTTCCATCTAATTCAAATCTTCTATATAAATTTGGTTCTTTATGAGCCATAATAGAAAAAATACTTTCTTCTGTACCCATTAAGCCCCTTTCTAAGGTTTGAGTTAATAATGCATAGTAAGTTGAGTTAGCTTCTCTGATTTGTTCTTTATGCCCACCAAATAAACCTCCTCTACAAACGTATTTTACTTTTTCCCCTGCAATTTCATTCATTTCAGGGTATTTAAACCCATGTATTTCATCGGTTGCATCATAAGGGTATGATAAAAATAAAAAGGGATTTGAACATTCGGTTAAATAATCTAAACAATTGTTTTCACCTAGATGTGTAGCAGGAACTGTATTGGTTAAACCTGCATCAACCCAAAAATAATAATCAGTTTCAAAGTTATTATAACATACAGCATCATGCAACATAAACATTTTAGACTGTACTATAGGATTATAATACTCTAATGATGCTTGAGGACTATTAGGTAACCATCCTCCTTTACCTGTTAAATTATACCAATCTGGGTTCTTTCTGATTTCTTGTGTTTTATCCCAGTGTGGGGCGTATAATTGTTTTATATCCTCTAATTCAAATACTTTAACAAAAGTATTATCTGGGTTTCTATGTTCCCATACAAGTTTTTCTAATGAAGCAGGAACAAATAAAATCATATTTGCTTCTATCTTTAAAAATTCTTTAAATCTGGGAATGTAATGTTCTTCAAACTTTCTACCTTCTCGGTTTAGATCCCATAAACCTGAAACTATTGTATAATTTTTCATAACTTTGGAAATTCTTCTTTTCTAATATAATAATTTTCTAGTAATAAACATTCTAATTGTTCGTTATCAAATATTTGGAATGCATCTCTATAAGTGGATAAAATTGGTTTACCATTTACATTAAATGAAGTATTTAATAAAACTCCTACACCTGTTCTTTTATCAAATTCAGTAAGTAAATTATATAACCATTCATTTTGTTCTTTTGTTACTGTTTGGACTCTAGCTGTGTTATCAATATGGGTAATAGATGGTAATTTTTCTCTCCATTCTTCTTTAACTGTAGGGCAGAAACTCATCCATCTTGCTTCATCCTCCCAATCAAAATATTTAGAAACATCTTCTAATCTAACAACAGGTGCAAATGGTCTATACCATTCTCTATGTTTTACTTTTTCATTTAAAATATCCTTCATTTCAGCTATAGAGGGATTACATAAAATACTTCTATTTCCTAAAGCTCTAGGACCATGTTCTGCTTGACCTCTTACTATCCCTAATATTTTACCTTTTTCTAAGTCATCAACTAAAATTGAAGGTGGATATTGTTCAAATGGGTGATAATAACCATCATCTTCCATTAATTTTTTAACATGAGGATATTCTGGTAGTGTTCTTGCTATAGTAGATTGATCTAATATAGGTAAACCTTTATATGTTATATCAATTGGTGTTTGGGGTTTTAAATGTTTTAACATTAAACCTAAACCAATACCACAATCATTTGGATTTGGTCCAACAAATACTTCTTTATTAAACTCAGTTTTTACTCTAGTATTTAAAATAATATTTAAAGCACATCCTCCTGTAATACACACTGGTAAATCAGGATATTTTTTAAAATAAGGAACTGCAACTTCTAGGAAACACTCTTCAAATGCCTTTTGAGCTGTAGCAGCTATGTCATAAGCTATTTGTCCTTCTAATCTTTCAGTTATACTAAATTTAACACCTATTTTATCTCCTAATTTATTTATTTTATTAACATAATCATCATTTGATCCCTCAGGGTCACTTTTAAAGAAAGTGATAAAATCATCTAACCATTCTTGTCTATAATTACCATAAGATACTAACCCCATTATTTTACCTGGGTATACTAAATTACCATGGGATAGATCATTAAAAGATATATCTTTAAAATAATGACCAAATACCATATAGGCAAATCCTAAATCATAGAAAGGACGTGAAGGATGTTCAAATGGGTTTTTTAATACTTCTATTAATTCAACCCCTTTTTCTTTATCTCCTAAATAAACATTAAATTTACCATCATCTCCACCACCATCAAATGAAAATATTAAAGCTTTTTTATAAGGGGATTGATAAAATACTCCATTAGCATGTGATTCATGATGTGTAGAATGAATAAAGTTTTTAGCATTTATAAGAGTATTAGTTTGAAAAGTTATATGTTCTCCTTTCCAATTTTCTCCTATAAAGTCTGTACTTGCAAAATAACAATTTTCAAATTTTGTTATTCCATATTCAGATTTAACCCACTTTAAAATTTCTTCTAAAGTTATCATTATATATCTAGGAGTAAAATATTGGGTTAGACCCATATTTTTAGCATTTAAAAACCTTTCTATTTCAATTACACATAATATTTCTCCTTTATCTTCAATTATTAAAGAGCCATTATGTGATCCGTAAAAACTTATATTAGCCATTATTTAAATTATTTAGTTTTAAAAATTCTTCGTAATTAGTATGTTCTTGTAACCCATCATAACCTAATGTTTTCCAAAATCTTTCTTTTTTAACATTATGTTTTACTTCAAATAAACGATGAGATGAACAAGAATGACAATGTTTATTATTCAATTTAAACATCCTATATATGGGAGCCAAAATATATTCATCATTTATTACATAAGATCCTTTAAATATATTAATTTGATTAGATTCATATAAATAAAGCATAACTTTATCCCAAACATCAAAAAAATCTTTTGCTTGTTTAATATCTCTAAAACAAAAAATCCTAGCTGCTGCATCTAATACTCTTACCTTTTGGTCTATTTGGTGATTATATTCTTTTTTTAGAAAGTCACTAATAACATTCATACCAAATTTACTAGTACTTTCATCCCATTCTGATATAGTATTAATTATGGTATTAGGTTCTAATTCCATTAAAGGTAAAAAATCTAAATTAATTCTAGTATCAGTACAAATCAAAGATATATTACTAATATTATATTTTATTGCTTGTAAAAAATGAAATCTCATTAAAGAAAAAGGAAATAAATAGTTTTTCTCTGTAAAAATTTTAGCATATTCATTTTTATCTTTTGCTTCTATTATGGGTTCATATTCTTCTATATGAGGATATTCTTTATAAAAATCTTTAATTTCGTTTACTATTAAATTTTTCCTTTTAATATTTTTAAAATATTTTTTATCATCAGTTAATATAAAATAAAAAAGGTTTTCATCATCAATGTATAAATTTTGTAATTTGTTTATAGTACTTTCTCTAAAAGTTTCCCCAAAGCATGTATAACAAATAGCTAATTTATCTTTTATTAAAGGCATATCTATAATTTTAAACGTGATAATAAATAATTAACTCTAGTAGAGGGTTTACAATAATCCTCATAATATTTTCTAGCATTTATAGATATTTGATTTAAAAACTCAAAATCATCTTTTACTTCTAAAAATCTTTCTTTATATGCTTGTACATAAATATCTCCTCCTATCCTATCGTCATTAGTAGTCCAATTTTTGTTATTTTTAGATCCTGGAAAGTTATATTTTTCTCTGTTAATTGCTATATAATGGTAATTAGGTATTAATTGAGGTGTATATTCTCCTTTATATTCTAATCTTAACATTGGGATTCCTGTAGCCATGTATTCTATGTCTCTATAACATATTTCAGCTAAGCTTGAAATGGATAATCCTACTTTGTAATTAATTGATAAATCTAAATATTCTTCAATTTTTAAAGATTTTTCTCCTTTATTACATAAACCTAATTCTCTTAATTTAAATGGGTCTTCTCTACGAGTAGTAGATAACCAAAACATCTGATCATTTAAATCTTTATAATTTATTAATTTTCTTTTTTCATAAAAAACATCATGATCTATAGGACTTGAAAAAGTATAAAAGGGGGTTGATTCAATTGTAAAATTCCAATTCCCTTTTAAATATGTTTTTTGTTCTTCTAATTCATAAAACCATGTACTTTGATGGGTTATTAAAAGAATATCATTTTTATTGTTTCTTTTTTTAAATAGATCTAATAAACATTCTTCTTCACCTCCACAGTTATGGACCTCACACCAAGTAACAGCTTTTAAAATATCATTTTTTTCATCATAAATTATTAATTCACAATCTTTTTGTTTTAAATTAAATTTATCTATATAAAGATGATCATTATCTTTTGATATAATTGGAAGTTTATGGTAATAAGTAGCATTATACTTATTGTTTATATGGTTAGATAATTGATTAAATACGTCATGCCACCCAAGCCAATGACATGGAGTTTCTAAATGGTATACTATCATTAGATTTTTGATTCTATTCTTTCAACCCATCCTCTTTTTTCACTGTGTCCCCAATATACTACCCTTGCAGGATTTTCATCTGTCATAAACATTTTTTCATAATGGATAGGTTTACCTTCTTCTAAAAATTGTTTTAATCTATAATCATCTATATATTCACTATCAATACTATTTCCATCTTTATCATCATATGCTATTAAAATAAAATTATAATCTTTAGCTGGTAGTTGGTCAGGAGTAACATTTACTAAATGATAAAATGAAAACATAAAACTATCCTCCCATTCTTGTTCATCTTCAATTATAGGGTTTGGAGGGAATTTATTGTCTCTAGTATATTTTTGGAATGATTTTTTCTTAAAATGAATACCAGCATATTTTTCATAATCTCTTATAGTACGAACATTACCTAAACCATATTCACCTAAATCATAACCATTATCTTCAACTCCTATAAGTTGTCTAATTCTAGCTCTCCCTATATCTTGTTGTCTCCACCACATATCATCCCCACGCTTAGATTGATCATCCCATATTAACATATTATCCCTTTCTTCTCTCATTGTAGCATGCCAAACAACTACTTGGTGGGGGTGGAATAAATCATAACCATGTGTAAAACTTCTAACCGATAAATTTAATTCTTCTCCTGAAAAATATATTTCAGGATCATGTTTTACTGTTTTAGCCCATTTATTTGGACCAAAACAAAAATGACCTGAAATAAATCTAGCTGGTACTGGTTCTTTTAATGTTTTATAGTCTACATGATGATATCCTGTAGGGCGAATAAATATAGTACCATGTGGATAAAAACATGCTGCTTCACTAAACCATGGCTCATTTACTCTTTCTGCTGGGTCATTAAATGGGTTATAATATGGTAAATAACCACATATTAAAGGATTTTTACCTTTCTTTTTTAATTTATCATACCATTTAATTAAAGTTGCATCCCAGTCTTTTGCAAATCTATGATGAGCATCTAACTGTAAAACAAAATCTTCATCATCTAATAACTCTTCATTTATAATAGCTCTAGCATAGGGTAAACCTTTAGCTTCTTCATAAGGGATATCTGATATTTTAAATCTAGGATCATCCCTAAATTCATCTAAATTATCAAAACCATCCTCAGGATTATATTGCCTACAAATACCAAAATGTATTCTTTTAGGATTTTTAGCTTGGGCTAATGCATCTTTAATAGTAGGTATTAATTCGGGTTCCCTATAAGCAGGGAGATGTAGCATTATTTTTCTCATTGAGGTGGTTCTATTCCTTTATTTAATTTTACTTCATATCTTTCAATATATCCCTTAGATTCGGAATGAGGCCATATAACCCATTTATCAGGTTTTTGTCCAAAAAATTCTCTCCAAATTCTAACCCAACCATCATCTCCTTTAGCTTGCTCTAATAATCTTTTTAATTCATTAGCATCTGCATCTTGTCTATCTACTACTGTACCATCTTCCATTTCAAAAGAAACTACCCAAAAATCATAATCATCTTCATTAAAATGGTCTTGATGTACATCAATACAATGTTTAAAATGAGGTCTTAACATACCTTCATATTTATCTGGTGGATTAGGAGGTACATTTCTATCTAAAGTAAATTGGGTTACTGTTCTATCTCCAAATTTTAATCCAGCATAACGCTCATATTCTTCTAGGGTTCTTACTTCCCCAAAATAATATTTTCCCAAAGCATTTTTAGCACATGGTGTACATTTATGTCCGTCCATTTCATGTAAAGTTCGATATCTTAAATGGGAATGTTCATCAATGTCGTTCCAATTACTATGATCATCCCAATGTTTTATAAAACCGTTTCTACTATAAAAATGCCATGCTATAATTTTATGAGGGTGAAAAATATCATAACCCCAAGTAAAAGCTCTAGCAGCTATACTAGGTTCTTCACCATGAAAATACATTTCGGGATCATGTTGTACCTCATTACAAAATGCTCCTCCTGCAAAAGCAAAATGGGCAGAATAAAATCTTCCTGGAACAGGAGAATCTAAATTTTCCCACCCTGAAATTAGGGAAGGAAAAGTAAATATATAACCTTCAGGAGTAAATCTATTAAAATCTTGTTGCCAACACTCTTGTGTTCTATCTTTAGGATCTTTTTCTGGGAAGTATGAGGGTAAATAACTAGTTATTAAAGGTTTTTTATGTCCTTTTTTCTGAAGGCCTTTATACATTTTAATTAATTCTGTATCCCAGTTTTTAATAAATCTATGATGGGAATCTAATTGTAAAGTATAAGTTTCATCAGTATAATATTGTTGAATCATATTTCTAGCCCAACATACACCATTTGATTCTTTATAAGGAATATCTAAAATTAAAACCCTACTATCATTTTGATATTTATCTAATTGATCCCATTTATCTTTATCATCATGTTGCCAAGCAATACAAACTTTAAGATTATCTGGGTTTTGAGCATTTTTAAATAAATCTTCTAAAGTATTATTTAATTCGGGGTCTCTATATGATGCTATTTGTACAAAAATACTTTCGTCTTTTTTAGACGATTTATAAGGTACTATTTTATTTAAATACTCTTGCCTTTTATCACACCCACAATCTTCATCTATGGATTTAACAAGTTTATCTATTTTAAAAAATTTAGTGATTTTGGCTACTGTATCACCCAGCCCTTTAGATTTTGACATTGGATATAACTTTTATTATAATATACGACCATTTTACTTAATAACCAAATAATTTTATCTATCTATATTAACCAAAATTGTAGTATCTGTTGTACGAGATGTTGGTAATGGTTGTGCTAATTTTCCTACTGCTAATAAATTATAAGCTTCATCATATAGTCCTACACAAGTAACATAAGGAGAGAAAAATGATCCAGTTGCATAATCATAGGGTTGCCCTTGACTTCCTGATAGAACAGTTGGGTTATTAGTATAATTATATTCTTCAGAACCTATTGTACATTTATATTGAGTTTCAAAAATTTCATAGGAACTAGAAAATGACATAGTCACATCCATTTCACCTATAAAAGCTTGTAAAAAACTATCTCTTGTACCCATGTTATTTTATAATAAATATTATATTGATTCTAAGTTTAATACTTTACTATTAATTGGAAAATATAAAGATCCACTTTCATTTAAACTACTAGAATATTTTGTTATTAATTCTAATTCATCATTATTATAATTACCTGATGTGTCCCACCATAAATCCATTAATATTAAATCATAACTTGAAGTTATATTATATTTAAAGGCATCTCCCTCTATAATATTAATATCTGAAGATAAGTGGTTACTTTCACTTAGCCAAGTAATTACTTCATTTTCATTTTCAATTACATCTATTTTAGAACAAGAAGTATTTGTATCTACCCAATGAGCTAATATTCCTAAACCTGCTCCACCTATTAAAATAGAATCAAACTCTAAAGTTTTTAATTTTCGGGCAAAACTATTTATATAGCTAGGACAATCATCTATATGTTTTCCTGTATTTGTATAAAGCATTTTTACATTACCCATGTGATCAAGTAAAACACTAATATTATTACCGTTATAATAATGTAATTGATTATGATTTATATTTAATAACCCCATATTTTATTTTTTAAAATTATCTAAAATTGATTACATAATTGTGTTAAAGTAATTGTTCCTGTTGCTGTTTTAGACCCAGCTGATGTTCCATCTGCATAATATCCTGCAGGAGCATGTTTAGTACCTGTTGAATTAAAGTATATGGTACATCCACTACCAAATGATGAACAATTTGAATAGAATGTTGTTGGACTGAAAGTATGATCTATACAAGCATCATCTCCATCATCAACATTATAACCTAATGATAAGGCATTTAAACCAGCTGGTGTTGATGAAGGGGTTCTTGTTGGTGTTGGTGTTGGAGAAGTACAAGTACCAGTGCTAGTAACTTCACCTGCATTGTTTACTCTCATATATCTTGTAGCACCAAATCCATCAACTTCATGGATACCATAATAATATAAACCTCCTACCCATGTTACAGTACCTGCTGAGTTTTTATAAATTTCATCTCCTACTTGAATTTGAGATAATGATGGACGAGCAACCCAGAATGAAGTTTGGTTTGAAAATGTACCACAAGCTGTTGAAATTGTCGTTGCACCTGAACCTTCTGAACTAACTGATTGGTATTGGAATAAAGTTGGTGTACTTGAAGGTGTTACTGTTCTACTAGGTGTTCTAGAAGGTGTTCTAGATGGGGTTTTAGTAGGTGTATAACTAGGTGTTATAGATTTTGAAGGTGTTATACTAATCGTTCTAGTAGGTGTTGGTGTAATACTAGTACATAATGTCATTCCAGTAGAAACAATTCCTGCTGCGTTAACTCCTACATAAACATTTTGTGGTCCTGCACCTAAAGTTCCTGAGGTATCTACATACCCAAAGAATCCACTACCTGCTACAAGACTTCCCGATACTCTTATTTCATCACCTACTTCTGGATAAGCATTACCCGCACCATTTGCTACTGATTTGATTAAATCTACAGAATATTGATTAGCTCCAAATCCAATTACATTACAAGAGTTATATGAGAATGCATCCATATCTTTAGTTGCACTCCAACTAGAAACAGCTATGAAAATATCTATATCAGATAATTTTCTAGATGGTGTAGGTGTTGGTGTTCTACTAATAGACTTACTAATTGTTATACTAGGTGTTCTAGTTACAGTAGGTGTTCTACTTATAGATTTACTAATTGTTATACTAGGTGTTTTAGATGGCGTTCTAGTTATTGATTTACTAGGTGTTCTAGATGGCGTTCTAGTTATTGATTTACTAGGTGTTCTAGATGGTGTTCTAGTAGTGGTTGCTGTTATAGATGGTGTTCTAGTTATTGATTTACTAGGTGTTTTAGATGGTGTTCTAGTTATTGACTTACTAATAGTAATACTAGGTGTTACAGAAGGTGTTCTGGTGATTGATTTACTAGGTGTTCTAGTAGGTGTAAAAGTCCTTGTTGGTGTTATAGAAGGTGTTCTAGTAGTAGATGGTGTTCTAGTGGTTGTTGCTGTTCTAGTAGGTGTTACTGTTCTTGTTGCAGTAACACTTGGTGTTCTAGTAATTGATTTAGATATAGTAATACTAGGTGTTCTAGAAGGAGTCCTTGTAATTGACTTACTAATTGTTATACTAGGTGATGGTGTAGTAGAAGCTGTTATACTAATACTTGGAGTTCTAGTAGGTGTTCTAGTGATAGATTTACTAATAGTAATACTAGGTGTTACTGAACTTGTTCTAGTTACACTAGGTGTTCTACTTATAGAAATACTAGGTGTAACACTTGGAGTTCTAGAAGGACTAACTGTTATACTTGGTGTTATACTAATACTAGGAGTAGCACTTATAGATTTACTAATCGTTATACTAGGTGTTTTACTTATACTTACACTAGGTGTAGCGCTTATTGATTTACTTATCGTTATACTAGGTGTTATAGTTACAGTAGGTGTTCTACTTATAGATTTACTAACTGTTATACTAGGTGTTCTACTTATACTAATACTTGGGGTTATAGAAGGTGTTCTAGTTATTGAAGCAGAAGGTGTAACTGATGATTCAGGTGTTGGTGAAATAGAAATACTAGGTGTTATAGAAGGTGTTCTAGTTACACTAGGTGTTCTTGATATTGATTTACTAGGGGTAACACTTGGTGTTCTAGTAATTGATTTACTAACCGTTATACTAGGTGTCTTACTAATACTAATACTTGGGGTTATAGACTTACTTATACTAACACTTGGGGTAGCACTTATTGATTTACTTATTGTTACACTTGGGGTTTTAGAAATAGATTTACTTACTGTAATACTAGGTGTTATACTAATACTAGGTGTAGCACTTATCGATTTACTTACAGTAATACTAGGTGTAATACTTGGTGTAGCACTTATACTAATACTAGGTGTAATAGAAATACTAGGTGTAATAGAAATACTTGGAGTTTTACTTATACTAATACTAGGTGTAACACTAAAACTAACACTAGGTGTAACTGAGGTAGATGGTGTTATACTAATACTTGGGGTATTACTAATAGACTTACTAATTGTTATACTAGGTGTTTTACTTATAGTAATACTAGGTGTTATACTAGGTGTTTTACTTATACTAATACTTGGAGTTCTAGTAGGTGTTCTAGTGATAGATTTACTAATAGTAATACTAGGACTTGGAGTAGTAGAAGATGTTATACTAATACTTGGTGTAACACTTACTGATTTACTTATTGTAATACTAGGTGTTACTGAAGGGGTTCTAGTTGCACTTATAGATTTACTTACACTATTACTTGGTGTTACACTAGTACTTGGAGTAGCACTTATAGATTTAGAAATACTAATACTTGGAGTAGCACTTATAGATTTAGAAATACTAATACTTGGAGTATTACTTGGAGTAGCACTTATACTAATACTAGGTGTTATACTAATACTAGGTGTTGTAGAAGGTGTAGTTGTACTTGTTGGAGTTCTAGTTATAGATTTACTAATAGTAATACTAGGTGTTACACTTACAGATTTACTAATTGATACACTAGGTGTTCTAGTTACTGATACACTTTTACTAGTAGTTGGTGTTATTGATTTACTAATAGATACTGAAGGAGTTGTACTTATACTAATACTAGGTGTTGAACTTATACTTACACTTGGTGTAGCACTTATACTCATACTAGGAGTAGCACTAACTGATTTACTAACTGTTATACTAGGTGTAACTGTTGGTGTAATACTAGGAGTTCTAGTTATACTAATAGAAGGGGTTGATGAAGGGGTTGTTGTTGGTGTTATTGAAGGTGAGGGTTGAATTGATAATGTATCATAATCAGCATCTGTTAAAGTGTTAGCTAATATAATCATCCCATGTTCGTAAATTACATTACCAACAAAAAGAGAATTTCCACTACTTCCCGTAATTCTTAATCTACCATTTCCATCATCTGTTATTGTTCCACTATTTGGGCTTTCTATTTTAACTGTTCCTGGTTGAATATAATCTCCATACAATTTTGAGGGTACAGTTATTACTCCAATACTTTGGGATGTTGGGAATGATTTTTGAGGATTTAATGTTGTTTCCTCATAATTGTAATATGTTGTATTATATATATTATCTGAACCTGAAGGTGGAGTAAGAGTACCATCTAGATTTTCTGTAGGTACAATTGCATCCGAAATCTCTCCATAACTTCCTGATATATAATTTGTATAATATAGTTGAGAAGCATTAGCATAAACTAACACTTCAGGTACAAAATAAACAGAATCAGTACTTGATAAAGATTGGGAATTAAGGTAGTTCCCTGGTTTCCCAAAGTATCTATCTATTCCTACATTATCATCGTTAAAAAACGCCATTTATTTTATATTTTTATTATTATGAAAGACTACAAATTTGTCCACTACTTCCCCAAGTACCTGTAGTACCATAATATTTAACTACATTATTTCTTGCATACCATCCTGCTGCAGCACGTTTACCACCACTAGAATTAAAATATAAGATTGGAGTTGAAGTATTTGTCCATTCTATATTTGAATAAATTGTTGGGTTAGTTCCTTGATCATCACAAGCATCTTGTGCATCTAAAGTATCATAACCATAATTTGTTTCTGAAAATAGAGTTGATGATGTAGAAGGTGTCACACTTCTAGTAGGTGTAATACTAATACTAGGTGTAATACTAATACTAGGTGTAATACTAATACTAGGGGATGGTGTAACTGTAACATTAGCTGGTCCACTAACAGATATAGTAGGTGTTATACTAGGTGTTCTACTTATACTTACACTTGGTGTTATACTAATACTAGGTGTTATACTAGGTGTTATACTAGGTGTTACTGAAATACTAGTACTAGGAGTTATACTAATACTAGGGGTAACACTAACACTAGGTGTAGCACTAGGTGTTGGTGAGATAGTAGGTGTTGGAGAATTTGCAACAAACCTAAATCCCTTATTTACCTCTAGTGGAGATATTATTATATCTTGCGCTTTGAATTGTTTGAAAGTAGCCATTCATTATTAAAAATCTAATTTAACCCTAACTAATGCCTCTTTTGTAAAGTCTTTTAGTAAAGGTTTTGATAATTTAGCTACAGCTAAAAGTTCATTACTATCATTATACATTCCAACCGTTGTTGCATATGTCTGGGGATTATCAATAAAATAACTATAAATTACTTCTCCTGTTGATCCTGATATAAAACTTGGATTTTCTGAATAATTAAATTCTGCGTTTCTTGCTCTAACAAATACAAAATCTGATGTTATTGTTTCTTGGGAATTTAATTTAAATATTTCTCCATCTGTATCACCTGTTGAACTTGAAATATGATTATATAATTCCGTTGCATTAGAAAGACCAGCTGAATTGTCATTATCATTTGAAGCACTTACAATATTTAAACCAATACCTATTGATGTTTTATCACATAAAGCAGCTACATTTAATAATACTGTAGAAATGTCTGGAAGGAATAAACCATATGATCCAGATACTTCTGTGTATCCAATTCCTCCATCATATGAAGTACCATCTGATCCACTAATTACTTGATATGCTCTTTGAGCACCATAATAAGTGGGGATTGATTGTAATTTTGAGTTATCAGTTAAACTTAACTGTGTTAAGTTAACATTACTACTTGATAATACTAAATTAAATGAACTTGGGAATAATTTTTCTTTATATCTTGCTCTTTCAATACTTAAAGCTATAAACTGGCTTCCTGAAAAACTAGAACCAAATACAAACTGTGAATTTTCATCTTCTAAAACTAAAGTTCTATATTGACCATATGAAGTTCTTGAAGGTGATTTACCACTTACTGCGGGATCGAACAATAAGCTTCCTCCTCCTGTATCATTAGCATAAGCAATTCCAAATTGTACTGCTGCTTCTGGTAGGTCAGATGCTGTTTGATAAACATTTAAATAATAAGGACCAGATGATCCTTCTCTTTGTGTTGAAGAGGTTGCATACGTGTTAAGTGATACACTATTATTAGACCATACTGTAGAAGTAACTGTATCAGCACTTACTACAAAATCTTGTGGATCGAATCTTTTAAAGCCCATATCTTATGAAGTTAGTTGGTTTTGTGTTATTGTTACTGGGATTGTTATTCTTGCTCCACTATCTAAACCTGTTACTGTTAAAGTAGTTTTTAAAGTATTTTGAGTACCAAATAAAGTATTAACGGTTGTTGCTGTTAGATTAATTTGAGTACCAATAACTGTTTTGGATACATTAGTACCAATTGTAGTTGTTGAATTTGCATTAGTTGCAACATCCGTATTAATTCCTATACCATTAAAGTTACTAAATAAACGAACATCTCCAATAGTAGCTACATAACCACTAGTTTCGAATGTTTGATTTTGACTTAAATAGTTTAAAGTTTGTGGAGTTATTGCTAACTGAGCACCTTGTTTTAAGTTTATTGAAGCGTATCCTAAATCAAGTACTGGTAGTCTAGCTGTACCTCTTGGTAAAGTAGTTAATTTGTACTTCATTATTTGTTGTTCATCCGGAAATGCTTCTAATAGAGGCATGTTATCAATTGCTTCACCATAATATGCTGAACCTGATGGATGTGTTGGATTATAAAGTGTATAATCTATTTCATCATCAGATAATGCAAATTGAGTGATTCTAAATGAACCATCGTTTCTTGCTAACAGCTCTCTACCTTTTTTAGTAAGAATAGCATCAACTGTTATTACTGAATTGTTTAAATATCCCATTGTTGTGTTTTTATATAAATATTATATGCTTATAAATATGCATCTTATTAAGATTGTATTACTCCTTTACTAATTAAATCATTTACTATTATAGAAGCACTTTGAATTAAATAATCTGTCGGATAATTCGGGTACAATATACCAGGGGTCATTTGCGACTCCAAGGAACTAAATGAAGCAGAGTAAGAACCACTTAGATCTGAATTACCACCGGAACCTGAATCTATACTTCCTGATAAAGCAAATCTAGATCCTGAATATTCTACTACTCCTGTACTTATACTTGCACTTCCTAATGTTTCATAAGGAAATGGAGTATCTAAATATAGTGAATTAGGACTATCAATTGGTCTTCTTACTAAAAAGAAATCTTTATTTATTGATTCATCTATAGGTTCAGATAGTTCAATTTTTAATTTTCCTATTCCGTCACCTTCTATATTTTCATCTGGTCCCCATACTCTAATAATATCGTATGTAAAGTTTTCATTATTAGAAAATCTAATTTGATCGTTTGTAAATAATTGTAGTGAATATTTTATTGTATCAAATGATGTGTTAGCAGGTTCTATTCCTCCAGGAAAGTATTCTGATGGACCAGGGAAATATTCTAAATCTCCTTGTTTAAATTCTTGACCATATGCTTCATTCATATTTGAGGAGGACATAACTAAATAAGTTGGTTCTCCTGATCCAGTTACCATCCAAAAAGGTGCTGCAGCTACATTAGATTCTTGTAATAAATGATCATAAACACCCATTCCTTGAATTCTTGTTGGTGTTTGTAAGAAATCTCCAGAATCTGGGAAGAAGTAACCTTGTCTATGTCCACCTCTAGCATTTTTAAATGAACCATTTATTCTAAATCTAATATCATCTCCAACTTTAATAGTGTGATTACCCGTATTTAATGTAATTATCCACTCTAATGCTATTACTCCTGAACCATTTTTAGGTTTTCTTTCTCTCATTAATCCTCTATCAAAAAGAGTATCAAACATTTCCCAATCAGCTGTAACTTTAATTCCTCCGGTAGGTATTGGTATTCTTGTAGTTCTCCATCTATTTCTAGATGAATAAGCATCTCTTAATGACTTAAGACTTGTTTTTCTTTTTCTCCATTCAACAATATTTTTAACATCAAACCATCCATAATCTAGAGCACTTCCAATACTAGTTACTTTTCCATCTTCAGTATATACATTACATTCTATATCTTCTAAATTAAATGATATTTCAGTATTATCATTACTTCCTGTATATGCATGCACTTCAAATCTTAATTCATCTCTTGTTCCCCTTGTTTCAGAAACATAAGTTGTGAATATTGAATGTTTCATACTTACAACTTGTGCATTTGGTAAATCATTTCCATTACTTCCACCCCAAACACTAGATGGATATAAAGCTGAGTTGTTTCCTCCTTGTACCCATGGATTAGTTGAATTTGTATTTTGTGGATTTCCTGTTACTTGCTGAGAGGGGTCAATGTAATAATCTACATTTTGGACTGGTGAGCTAGTATCTACAGAAGCTGTTCCTTGTGCTTTAAACTGTTGAAATATTTGAGAGTTTTCATCATCATTATCATATCTAGAAACAAACCCTGAACCCGAAAGTTGAATTTTATTAGTATAATTATCTCCTGAATTTTGAGAGTACATTATAGGTTCATAATATGTTAATAATTGTTTTACTTCAACATTATCTCCTAATACTTTATATTGTGAACTTCCAGATTGTACTGCTATAGAAGTTAATTCCTCTATAGGGAATACTGATTTTAGAGTTGGTATACCTATAGAAGGCAGAGAAGGTGGTAAAGCATTACTTTGTTCATCTACTAAATAATTTAAATTAACTCTAGTTAAACCATTTATATTTGGGTAATCATCTGATAGATCATTAAAGTATCCAAAAAATGCATCCCGTAATTCTATATTAGGTAATTTACCATAAGTACCCGTATCTTTTATATGCCATTCATTTATTTCAGCACACGTAGATTTTACACCATCATATCTTGGGTTTATTACTTTAGGTGAAGTATAATTAGAATCTGGCAGAGATGCTTTAGCAGCTGTATTATTTAATATTTGATTTATATTTGATGGTAAGATTGATCCTGTAACATTAGAATAATCAACTTCCATTATAAAGCTATTATCTCTTTGGGCATTATAATTATTTAATAAAGGTTGACAATCAAGTGCTTTATTAAAAGGTATAACACCTGATCCAAAGAAAGTAGGAATAGATAGCCCTGTTGATACTGGGGCTCTAAAACTATTATATCCTATTCCTGGAAGTAATCTTGCATTATCTGATTGTGTTGGGTATATACTCATAGAGTATTCAAGAATTTCAAACCCAGATCCAAAATTCTTATTAACTTCTACTCCTAATCTAAATGAATCACTATTTAAATATTCATAATTATAACTTCCAGATACATGGAATCTAACTCCATTTTGGGCTTCATTATCAATTATAAATTGATTAGATAATATAAAACTACCAAAACTACTATTATTCTGTAATTCATTACCTTTAGCAATATATAAACTTCCTGTTAAATCATATCCTACAACAGCATCTTTAAATGAAGAAGTTATAAATAATTTAGTATTTGGTTCCATTCCATCACTTAAGTCTGCTGTAAAGAAACTAAATCCAGCTCCTCCAAATCCTGGGGTGTAATTACTTGCGGAATATTCTATAAAATACATATCTCCTTCTGTTGTTATAGAAGAAGTTGCACCTGCAGTTTGATGAGATATATCTAAAATAGGACTATCAGGAAATGAAAATTCAACTCCTGGACCCATGGTTACTGCTGTTAAAGGATTTGAACTTGTAATTATTCTTTCATACCCTACACCTGAAGAGTCTGATCCAGTTACTTTTAAATGTACTTGTATATCTCCAGTTCCTAATAAACCTAGAACAAAAGATTGTGGGAACATATCGTTATTTATTCCATTTTGACCTGTAGTACTAATAAGGTTATTAAAGGTATGAGTTTCGTCATATATTGTACCTCCATCATATTGGGCTGAAACATCAAATCTAACATCTAAATCTAATTCAGTCATAGTATATTCATACTCTGTTTCAGGACTTTTAATAACAGGTCTAAAATATAAAACCCCATCTGCAGGTTGGAGAATACTAGCAATAGTAGTATAACCACTTGGATTTACATACCAAGTTCCATTAGTTCCAGTATCTGCGTTTCCAAACTTACTAGGGATTGTTTGCCAAAATGCATTAGTAACTGGAGGAGAAGCTAAATATTGCCATGAAGATGTTATATGTAAGTTTGAATCTGCTGTAAATTTAATTCTTGGTCTAATATAAACATCTCTAATTGTTACTTCATCAATATTACCAGAATTTTGTGGATTTAATGTAGCATAAAGTTCCATTTGATTATAGTAAATACCTATTGTTCCATCTCTTGAAGAAGAATAGGATGATAACTTAGCTATGCCATTTCCTGGAGTTGCTGTAACAAAACTTGAATTTGAAGCATCAAGGGTACTACCTGAATATGGAGTCCAAAGTAAATTTTGTGATTCAATTGGGATAGTTCCATCTAATTGAAATGAAGGAAAATGAAAATCTAATGAAGATGAGGATGCTAATCTAAATTTAGGATGACCTCCTGGATTTATAAGTGGTAAAAAAGTTGGATCACCTGATCCTGAATCACCTGGAATTAAAACATTATAACTAGTCTGAAATACTGTTTCATTTAAATCTATTTGAGTTGGAACTGGTCGGAATACCGCACTTTCTACTGTCGAAGATAATACTACGGATTGGTCTGCAGCTGCTCCTGGATGTGTATTTCCTGAATGGTAAGTTCCCATTACTACTCCTTCTCCATCAAAACTAGTATTTGAAGAACTTATAACTATAGAGGCACTAAAAAATAAAGGTATATTAGAAGAATTAGGTATAGTATAAGAACCAGAAGATATATTACCATTAGGTCCTAATATTACACTAGAATTAGAACTTATTGACCCCGTATCAAAATAACCTAATGCATCATTTACTGGAGTTCCATTCCAGTAATATATTGGTTGATTTTGAAATAAAAGGGTAGGATTTAAAAATACACCTTGTTGTGTATCATTTGAACTTTCAGTATTTACTGTATTACGAGTATTATAATCCCCATTAACTTCTAAACTCCAATTTTCTGATCCACCATTTGGGTCAAAAAAAGTAGTAAAGTCTCCTTGCGTATTATCAATAGTTACATATACTCCATTTGCAAAAACATCTACACCATTAATGTAATAAGTAGTAATACCATCTTGAAAGAAAAATTCAATTGTACTAGAATCATCTATATAATCTCGTATAAAATTACCATTTAAATCAGTTGTAGGGAATTTAATTCCTGTTACTTCAGTTTGATTTGTAGTATCATTAAATTGGTATCCTATCCAAACATATCCCTCTAAAGGATAATTATTTCTATCAGCAAATGTAGTACTAGAAACTGTTCCATTTCTTCGATCTTCATCTAATGAGAAAAATAATGGGTATAAATTTACGGGTGTATCTACTACTCTTAAATAAGGGTCACATCCCGGGTTTAATGATTGTGTTGTTGCTTGAATATTTGAACCACTAAATTCACCATCATAAAATTCATGTTGAGAATCTATTATTGTATTTCCAAATCCTACAAATGAACCACTATTATTTATAGTATTAGCAACTGATCCTTCTATTGATTCACTGTAACTTTGTGTTAAAAAGTATTTATTAGATAAACCATAAGCTGATTGTGAAGGAGAGGTATTTAATCCATTATATCTATTAGTTGAACCTCCAGGTCCTCCACTAAATCTATATATTGATGATCCACTAATATATTCATATGCACCAGTATCACCTGATCCTGTATTATAATCTCTTGGAAAAGGTTTTATTGAACCTGAATAATCATGAAATGATTGGCTTACTAAAGCTTGTCTTTGTCTGTTTCTTTCTAAAATATGTTGTTTAATTACAATACCAGAAGATAAACTAGTTCTAGCAGGGGTAAAATCTTTAATCATTTGAAATAATGAATTATCAAAGAATTTTATTAAACGAACAAAGTCATTAACATTATAATTTTGAATATATTTTTCAAAATATGCATTACTTAAAGTATCTAAATCAGGGTAACTTAATGATGATGATAATATTTGTCTAGGATCTCCTATATAATCACCTATATTAAAATACCCAAGTTGAGCATTAATATCATCATTTATTTGATTTGCAGGAGAAAAAGCAACTTCTAAATAATCAGCTTTTGGGCTATAACTTCCACTTTCAAATGTTTCTTGTTGGATAGATTCTAATGGAGATAATACAACAACGTCAGCATCAGAACCTGAAGGTGGTTCAGGCATGTTTAATGAATGTAATTGTATATTATCTGATACTCTATTTTTTATACCTGCAATTACTTGATTTTCATATATTTTTTCTACATTAGTAACAAATAATAAATCAGAATTATTTTGATTAATTAAAAAGCTACTACCAATATTACCTATTTCATTAAATGATTGGGTAATCTGAACAGCGGAACCTGTTACTCTAGGATGAATAGAAACTCTACTTCCAGTATTTAATTCTGTACCTAAATCAGCCCTAAAAGCTAATTCATTAGGTGTAGAATTAACATTGTTACCTTGGTCAGAATAAGGATTAACTACATAATCATAAAAAACACTTTGACTAAGTTCTGGTCCCCATAATCTGTATTCTTGGTAAGAACCTGAGAATGGTAGATATGATTTTAAATTTATATTAATTAAATCTTTATGATTTACAGTTGAAATATCACCTCTAGTCCATGATCTACCATCCGTAGCTGTTACTGAGGATGATAAATTAAATCCTAATTCCCCATTAATTTCATTACCTACATATAAAGATGCAGTAACAGTAGAGGAAGCTCCGGCTGGTCCTTCTCCTGTATATCCTAGTTGAAATGACCACCAATCGTTATTAAAGAAGGGAGCATATACACTACAACTAACAGATGGGTTATAAAGTACATCTGGAAAGAATTTTAAAGTACCCCAAGTATCATATTCACTAGGTGAAGATCCAGAATAAGAACCGGTTATAAAACCTGAACCTGTGTATTCTAAAACTACAGCAGCTGAAGGATTATCAAATGGGTTAGTTAAATCATTATCTATTGCCCATAGAGATTGAGAATATCTAATCTTAGGGTTAGGTGTATTATCTGATACTATTTCAGGGATTGTATTTGGTTTAAATCTCAGTTGTACTGTACCTACTGACTTTACTGAAGGTACTTCTGATCCAAAATTAGCATTAATATTAAAAGAAGATGTAAGTGTATTTAATGAGTTTGGGCCGGTGTTAAAAGCATAATTAAATACATTTTGACTAAAATCCCAATTAGTATTCTCATTTTTATCTTTACCCCCAAATTCATTAATTCTTAACATAGTATCAGGGATACCATAAGAAGTAATTAATGCTCTTAAACCTGCTATTGTACCTTTTGTTTTTAATAAGTAAGGTATGTTGTGGTAAATACGTTTATATAAACGCTTATTAGTATCGTCTAAGGGTATTACATCATTCGAAGATGATATTTTAGTATCTATGTACTCATACCCCGTAGGTGTATTAACTTGCCCACCTATTGAACCCGTTATATTAGGGAAGGGGAATAAACTACCTGATGGAGTTAATCCTAAAAAGGCAGTAAATAAGTCGTCAGTATTAAAATTATTTGAATATAATTTAATTCCAAAATCTCTGATAGCTTGAGCTACTAAATCCTTTGATACCCCAAAATTAATTCTATTATCCGTATTATACTTTTCAGTAATATCTTTTGTATATAGCCAAACATTATCAAAATGCTGACCAATCATATCTAAATATAATTCATATCTAACATTATCTGAATCATTTCTTAAATATTCAGGTATTGACCAATATAACCAATCTTGGTTATCTTGATCATAATTAGAGGCTGATAGTGCTTGGCCTCCATAATATGTAGAAGTTGAATCTGCACTACCTATCCATTGTAATACTTCTGTACTTCCTGTACTATATAAAGTAAATGGTGGTTCTGTATTAGATTTTGGGTATGAGTATTTAGATCCACTATTAAAATAAAGGAAATATTCATATCCATCAAAATTATTTATTGTATTATCAATAATGGAAGTTAATGATGCTTTACTAGAACTATAAGCTGCTGTAGTAGTAGTTGATCCTGCTATATTTCCAAGATTTAAAGATAATTGGATACTAGCAGATTCAATTAGCCCAACTTTATAATAAAAATTTTCTAATCGTGTTTGGGCAGAACTAAAATTTACAAATTCTCCATAATTTTCATAATCAACATTAATATTAATTTCTTTTGAATCTAATAAATTTTTTAGTTGGTTAATTGAACTTGTAACATCTGAATTTAAGAGGGTATTATAAGAATATAATTGACCTGCTTCAGCTGATTCTCCTATTATGTTTAAATTAAGATTAGGACCTGATAGAAATATTGATGAATCATTAGAAACGGGAATAAATGGAAAAAATACCTCATATGATTGGCTTTTAGATAATTTTTCTACTATCCAACATTGACTTTTTGTAGTATATTGAGCGGGTAAGGGTTCATATAATTTAATTAATAAACTAGTATCCCCAGCATTAGAAGTATCTAATTGTAAATTATTAGCAATAATAGTATTATTACCTCCAAAGTTTAAAGCAAAATCTACAAAATAAGATGCTAAGTTTCTATAAGCAGTAAATGTTTCAGCACCTGTTGATATTGCTTCATTAGATATGGTATTACTAGCTAATCTAATTTCGGTTCTATCAGATGATATTTCTTTAATATAATATTTAAGAATAGGATCGGATGATACTCTTTTTCTATAAAAATTATAGGATATGTAATATCTTCCTATATCAAATCCAAAAGACTTTAGATCATTTTCAGGATCAAGTAATATGTCTCCTTGCCTTACATTAAAACTATTTAATGGGATTACATCTTCAGGATATAATAATTTTTTATTTTCATCATATACATAAAATTCAATATAATCTCTATCTAAATCAAAATCAGTATCCTGACTAATTTGTAACATTAAACTAGTATCAGAAACTGAATATGTTTCTTTTTCAAAAGTAGTAGAATCTACTTGGTATATTTCAATGTTTTCTTCTTCCATATTTAATCAAAATACCCTACAGCATTTGCTTGTTTATTTTCTGGTTCTGCGGTTGATGTTGCTAATGAATTAGCAGTAGTTTGTATTTTATTTGCTGCTTCTAATTGTTGATCATTAACAGCATTAATTTGGTCTTCTAATTTAGCAATATCTTTTTCTAAACCTTCACCACCTAAATCTTTTAAATTATTTACTTGTAAATTTAAATTTTCTCTTCTTAAATTTGCTATTTCAGCTCTTAAAGCTTGTATTTCTTCTGTTTTATCTTGAAAATTAATATATTCACCACTTTGTTCTACTAAAAATTGATGTGAATTAGTTGCACCTTCAGCTGGTATGTCATAAAAAAGGGTATTGTACATATCAAAAAACTCTTCTACATTTGGCTGTTCTTCAATTTCTTGAGCAATAGTTGTAACTCCCAATTCTTTAAAAGAAGTATCTATTGTTTTCTGGTATTCAGATTTACCAAATACTGATTTAAGAAGATTTACTTTTCTTTCTGTATTAGCCATTATCCATTAACTACTTTAAAATAATATTGATCATCTTTTACTATTGTACTACCACTAATAGTAGTTTGTATTAAAATTTTATAATATCTTTCGGGTTCTAAACCATTCATGTATATAGTAAAATAATTTCCAATTTCATCACAACTTATTTTTGTATATTCATCATCGAAATTAATAACAAATTCATTAGTATCCAAGTCTTTTACAGCATATAATGAACTACTATTTAAATAATTATTAGTTGTAAATATAGATCCTGTTTGATAAGTACGAGGTGGAAATTCAGGGCGTACATTTAATCTAAATCTATTTATGCTTTCTGAATAGAATACTCCAGGATTACTATCTAATGCTATATATACATCAGTAGAATCTATTTCATTTAAACTACCTGTTTCAAATGATTGATCATCCCATTTTATTTCTAAGACAGGAGGATATATTGTATTGGTATCTACTGAATAAAATTGCATTATAGGTTGAATAGCGTCTGCTGTGCTAAATTCAACTGCATCTTCCCATTTTACTATAAAGCCTTCATTTGCAATATTAGTATAACCACCTATAGAATTTGAACTAGAGTACCAAACATTAACAATATCTGTTACATCTAATTTTATATCTTTTTCAGTTCTTAAATTAAAAGTTTGATATGGAGTTAAATTAGTATTATTAGGATCATTTGACCCTGTAAACCAATTACCACCACCTGAATTATTACTTCCAGACCATGAAGCAGTTACATAAGTATCCCACCCAGATGTAAGCCAATTACCACTTCCTGAAAAGTTTCTAGATACCCAACTTACACCATTTGTAGTTATTGGTGAATCTAAGTATGTACCTGATCCATTATCCCATGAACCTGATACTGCATATGCATGCATATCTGTTTTCATTACTACCCCTTGAGCTTGAGCTATAAAACACTTTAAATCACTAGAAAATGCTTTAGTATTACCTACTTCAGTGTTAATAATATTTGTAATTTGGTCTTGATCAAATTGAACTACAAACCTTTGTACTTGTGGTACTGGATTGTAGTTTACATTTAAGTTTCCAGCTTCTATAATAGCATCTATCCCTGTATTCATAAAGGGATAAAATGAATATAAAGCTGCATCTTGGATTGGAAATAATTTGTATACTGCCATTTTTTATAATGTTACTATTCTACCTTTAATATCATCTGTTGGGTATTTAACCTCAAATATACAAGGGTCTAATGATGGGTATACTACTCCATTTTGAGTTGCTCCATCAATATCATAAGCATATTCAGAATATCCGGTATTTGTTCCTGTTTTATTTACAATTATAACATTTTTAACACTTTGTGTACCTGGGACATTATCTATTATACTATATAAGTCTCTTATAATAATTGGTTGATTTATTTGCCAATTTTCTATTTGGAAAAATTGAATTAATCGAGAAATACATGCATTTAATACTTCATTGTTATTATAATTAGGTGAAATAATTACTTCAAATTCAACACCTATATTAACTACAAAACCATCTTTTATAGAAATAGTATCTCCTATCATTCTATATTGGTTTAAATATCCTTTTAAGTTATTTTTTAAAGCAGTTGAAGTTGTAATTAAATTACCATTAGTATTAGATGTTAAAACATATAAATCTAAATCAGCTCCCGTATTATTTACTAGAGGTTTTTGTATAAAAGCTTTGCTTATACCACCATACTTAGGGGGCATACTTAAAGCTCTAATTAAATAATCATCAGCAGTAACATTTCTAAGTTGAGTTCCATAATTAGATAATGAATTTTCTCTAATTTCTAAAAGTGTATCTCCATTTTGTCCTCCAGTAGCTGCATTTGGGTTATTTGTTGCAAACGAATCAAATATATATTGAGCCGTAGTTGAATTTAAACTACTTGCTAAAAATTTAACCCCATTTGTAATTGGAACTACTAATGAATTAGCAGGTACATTAGATGTAACTCCACCCCCTGTTAAATATCTTACAGTTAATGTTGTATTAGTAGGAGCAACACCATAAGTATTTGTAAAAATAAAATTAGTTGGACTATATGCTGTTGTTAATTTATTTCTTTCAAAAGGCAACCCTAAACCTATATTTGTTGGGTTTGGTGTAACTTCTTCATCAGTGTCTGATGGGTTACCTGAACCAAATTGGATTTGTAATTGGGTATCTGATTTAAATCTAGTTGTAAATCTACGTTGAACTTGTTTAGTTTGAAGTAAATAAGGAGTATCATCACTTTCTTGATAATTATTAGGATCATTAGCATTATCATTTTTAATTGGTTGATAAACTAATTCTTGTCCTAAATGATCTACTTCAAAATATTCATTTCCATTTGAATCAAATATATCTACTACATGGGATATATTACCATTATTAATATTTACTGTTGGAAATTCTTGAAAATCACCAAATGTAAAAGTTTCTGATTGAATAGTTCCTGATGTTGCTTTTCTAGTTTTTTTAATTAAATAATAAGTTGGATCTCCATTTGATATTTGAGCTATACTAACATCAGTATCATCCTGAGAACTAGAAACTGTAAAATCTACAGGGTCTTCAATAATATAATTACCACCTAATCTAGTAGATACCGTAGTGTTTGCTCCTACAAATAAAGCATAATCATAATCTGGGACAATTTCTGTACTAGGTAAAGTTTTAGCTGGGAGTAATTGATAAAAATCAATATCTACTGTAGCTAAAGATGTTACTTTAGGTTTATAGTTAAACATATAAGCTAGTTCAAATATATTATTATTTTGTCTAGCATATTGTAAATAAGTTTCTTGTACTTGATTATCAAGATAGAATGAAAGAACATCCCCTACATAAGAAGCTTGTTCTATAAACATCATTCCTATAGAACTCTGATCAAAATCTGAGTAAGTGTTAGGGAAATATGTTTGAGAGAAATTAATAAGTTGAGATCTATAATCTGCAAAATCTTTATTAATATAATTTATGTTTCTGTTAATTGCCATTATTATGCAAAATTTAATATTAAATTATCATTGATATTAGTATTAGGGACTGAATAATCAATTTGTACTTTTATAGTATTAGCATCTATTTCTTCAGTTACTAATATATTATCTAATTGTATTTCACTAAATTCCCTACTTACTTTATCTTGTATATCTTCCCTTAAAAAGTCTAAATTGTCTTTAGCAATTTGAGTAAATATAAACTGTCTTAAACCAGCACCAAAAAGTGGATTTGCTATTCTTTCTCCGGGGTTAGTTAATAAATAATTAATTAAATTGCTTTTTAATGCCTCTTTAGTAGTATAATTTGGATCAAAGACAGCATCTCCATTAAGAGGGAGGTTTATACCTACAGCTCTTCTAGTGTTTAAATCAACAGGAAATATTCTTCTTTCTCCAAATGCCATTTAATTATCTTTTATTCATTAATCCCATAATTTGATCCATGCTTACATTTCCCTGGGGTAATTGACCATTAGGACTTGCTGTATCAGCATTTGTTACCTGTAAAGGAATATCATTTGTATTAGCAGACATTGTACCTCCAGTTCCTGGTCTCATGCTATTTAAAACACCCATCATATTTTCTCTTAGCTTTACTTTATCCTGTTTAGGTAATTTAGTTTGTGGGATTGATGATTCAATTACTTGTTTTGGTGCACGTACAGCCTCTAAAAGAATATCTTTTAATTCATCTTGAATTGCTTCTTTTACGGCTTCTTTAACTATTGTTTTTAATTGACTGATTTTCATATATAATGATTTATTATAAATATTAACTTAAACTGCTTTTAAATCGTTTTGTTGTATATAGAATACTAATTCATCTATTAAAATTTGATCTACTGAACTAAATGATGGTTCTCCTTTTAATAATGTTATTCCTCTAGAATCTTTTGCAACTGCAAATCTTCTTTTTAAATCTCCTAACCCATTAGCTTCTGTTTCTACGGCAAGTTCAAATCCGTTTATACTTGATATTATAGGTTCTCCATCTTCTTCTTGTTCTTGTGTAAGGTCTATTAATTCTTGTGATAAAGCCTCAAATTGAAGATTATCATCTGTAGTACACTCTTCAGTTAGTTTATCAATAGCATTTAAAAGAGCTAGTGCCGATATAGATCCAGCAACTGCGAATAATAAAGCTACTAATAATTCTCTATTTAATTCCTTATTTTCTTCTTCTAATTGTCTTAATAAAGTAATTATGTTTGTAAATTTATTTTGAAATGCTGTTGTTTGTGATGATATTAAACCTCCAAAATCTTTAGCAGGTGGGATACCAATTGCTTGTGGGATAGGTAAACTTTGAATTGAAATTCTACCTGATTTAAGTGCGGCACCTAATGCTAGAGCAGCAGCTGCTATTCCTGTATTTACTGCTATTCCTTTATATATATTATTTAATTGTCTAACTACTTTGTTTCTTCTTTTAATTACATCTTTTAATCTACTAGGAGTAGGACAAGTTTTTTGTTTTGCTTGGAGAAGAGATGTTATACCAAATTCTATAAGTAATCCTAAAAGTACAGGGAATAAGGTACGTTTAATAATATTAGTTATTCTTAATACAGATTTTCTTCTTTGTATTAATGCTGCTTCTATTACAGATAAACCTAATACTTTTGCTTTATTTAATACCATATTAGAGGCATTTTGATAAAGCAACTTAGCTCTTTCTACTTCAACATCAATAGAAGTAATTTTAACTGTAGATAAATCACTTTTTACAGTTCTATCCCTGTTTAATATAGGTTGATATTTAGGAACATGACCTGGTTTAGTATATACTAAATATAAATTAAGTAAAGCTCGTTCATTTACGGGTAAAACAGGTACTCTTATACTAATATTAAAACTTCCATCTATTGGGCTTGTTGTAGCATCAAAATTTATTTTTTTAAGTTCTTTTCTTTCTTCTTTTCTAGCTTCTCTTAATTGGTTACCTTCTGCTCTTTTAAATTCTCTTCTTTCTTTAGGTGATAAAGCTTGAATTTCTTTAGCTGTTAGATTTTCTAATTTTAATGTATATAAACTTATATCCATAAATTTACTACCATCACTACGAAATGGAGGTAATATTAACATATTAGGATAAGGGAAATATTCTACTCCTTCTGCTATGTCTAGAGGATTAATTTCTCTAACATCAGCATTTACAACAGGTAAAACATCTTCAGATGAAAATGTTTCACTATTATAATCTGGGTCTGGGGAATTAATATTTACTCTTTCGTTTAATTGGTCATCTAAAGAATTTGGGTTATCTGGCATTTGAAGGTAAGCAGCAGATATTCTTACACCACCAAAGGACCCATCAGTTTCACTTGTAGTAACTTCTAATTTTCTTGTTCTTTTTTCTGATTCAGATAGTGTTTGATTTTCATCAATTTTTTTCCATTTTTCTTCTATCTGTACAGATTCACCATATACCTTACCACTAATAACAAATGTTTTGAGTGTAGGAGTATAATCTCGTTGTTGTTTACGAATTAAAGCTCTAATTTCCGCTTTAGCATTTTCAATTGCATCACGAGCATCATCTCTTCTTTGTCTTCTTCTATCCCTTCTACTTTGTCTTCTGGCAGCTCTTTCTTCTCTAGATAAACCTTCACCAAAAAAATCTAAATTTAATTCTGGGAATTGGAGTGATAAATTTGGTAAATCTATATTTAAATTAGCAAAATCTATATCATCAGTATAACCTTGAACAAAGGATTCAAAATTTTGTTTTCCATATGATATTAAATCTTCTTCTGAAAGTGAATCAATTTCAATCCCTTGATTTTGAGCATATTGTAGTCCTATTGCTTTTAATTCTTCATTAGGTAATGAATTAGTTGTGGATTTAATTGTATTAGCTGTTGCTCCTAGACTTTTAGCTTTTGCTATACCTTGTTGAGCTGCTGTTACGAAACCTAAATTCATTAATTCAGATTCAGTTAATTCTGCTTTATTGGCTATAGATTGTATTTGTTTATTTATAGCAGATGTTGGAAGTTCCTGTCCAAAAATTTTTTTACCTTTGGCACTACCCAAAAATTCTTCTGCTAATTTTAATATAAATGCTTCACTTGCCATTTCTATGTAGTTTGAACAGTTTTTGATAACATTATCCCTAATTGACCTTTAAATCCTTCAATTATTAATTTTAAATTATCGGCCATAGGAGCACTTACAGCTAAATTAGGTTCTTCTATAATAGCCTCAGCTAAAAAATTTAAGGCGTCTAATAATGCTCCAAACTGCATCATAAATGTATCTCCTAATATTAAAGATTCTGTAGCATTTACTCCACCTAATTTTACATTATTACCTCTAATATTTATATTCCCTTTTCTAGAAAATAAACCTATATCTTCAACAGCAGATATTCCAACATGAACATGAGAATTTATTAAAATACTATCTAAATTAGTATTAAATACTAAACGTCCTGAGTTTAATATAATTTGAGGATTTTTATAAGTACCTAAAGTTTCAGGTTGAATTCCAGTAATAGATGGATATGATCTAAAATCAGATGATAATGGAATTTTTTGATTAGAGGTTAAATATATAGAAGATAAATCTTTATTTATATTTTCAATCACAGGTAACCAACCTTCATCTGAACTATCTGGGGATTGTCCGTTTCTAAGGATTGTGATTGGGTTACCATTTTTACCAAATTCTGACCAATTATTTTGATATAAAATATTTTTAGTCTTTATGGTACTCCCTAAACGTATAGAATTACCAAATCTGCCCTCATATATGTTATCTCCTGTAAAAGGTAATAAAGGGTGAACATTTAATTCTTCAACAAAAGTTCCGCCATTAGTACCAGGTTCAGCTACAGGAGAATTTAAATTTATTTCTGTAGATTCATCTGTTATTCTTCTAACAGATCCTGCTTCTATACTTTGATAACTTTTTTGTTGTTGGTTAGGTAATTCACTAGTTTTTATTGAACTTGGATATGCATTATGGTGGGGGTGGTTCCAAAGATTAATTGGATTTAAATAGTAATATTCTTGTTTTTTACCACCAGAACCCATATTTCTACTAGGTAGACTAAATAATAATACTACTTCATTAACTAAAGGAAAATTTTTTAAATAGGGCAATAAAGGGGTAGCTATAGTTAAATCTTTTTTATCAAATTGATTTATAGTAACATCTTCGCACATAATAGTACCAATCCCATTCCATTCACCATAATCTTCAAATTGAGGGTGTTGGTTATCTAATATAATATCTACTACTCTAACACTAGTGATTAACCCATTTATAGTAGGTAATTGAGATCCTTGTGTTGGATTTAAAGTATTATTTAAAGCAGCAAAACCTTTCTTATTCATCCTTGTTTTCTTCGTAGTTTTCGTTAAGCTTATCTAATTCAGCCATTAATTCTTCTTTTTCGGCATCGGTAATACCCATTGAATCATCGCTAGAACTATTATTAAGCGCACGCTGTACTATAGTAGCCATTTTAATTAATTGTTCATCGTTACGAACGCCAATTTCCATATATTCCTTTATGAGTGGAACAATTAAAGTGGCATCACCTATATCATTTATAAGTGGTTTTAATTCTGAAATTAAACCTGTTATTTGTTTATCTTTCTTTTTTTGGTTGTCGTAGATTTCACTAAGGATATCCGAGAATTTCTTCTTTCCAAATACTACATTGTCTAATGCTCCCATAATATTTTTGGTTATAAATATGGATATAGAAAGGGTTTAGAATCTAGTATAACCGTTTTCTAAAAAGAATATATATTGTGATTTAAATATATCATGAAGTTGATCAGCTATTTTAGTAATTTTAGGGGTTTTTACGTCTACCATTTCTCTTATGTAGATATAAAGTGCCTTTTTATTAAATACCTCTAAATCTTCTCTTTTTCTAAATAACTCAAGTATAGCATCTGCTATTTGAGCATCATTCTTTTTTGGGAATAAATCAAATATGTTATTTTCAACATGATTTACATAAATATCAACATACTTATCTAAATCACTTTTTATTCTATCATCTCCTATACTGTAAATATGGGATGATCCTTCTTTAGATAATTCATCTACACCTACTTTATTTATTTTCTTTTTATAATTTTTAGTATTATATAATATTAACCACCTTTTAACAATAGTTCCAAAGTATGAATATGCTTTCGCACCACGAGTTGGATCAAATAAATGCATCTTAGATAATAAAAATGTAATTATCTCATGTTGTAAATGTTCTAATTCTGTTACTTCAGTATGGTAAAACTTAAAAGTATGAATTATATTCTGGGTAAGTTTAAAAAACGCGAAATGGATATCACGTTCGTATATTTTAGATCTAATTTCTGAATCTTTAGTATTATTATATAACACTATAGCATCTTCAGTATCTTGGGTAAAGTAATTTTTACTTTTTTTTCTTCTTTTTCGTGGGGCCATAAATTATTAGTCAATTTTAAATTGAGATAAACCTTTTTGTAAAACCTTTATTTCATTAAAAAACCAACCTATTTCATCGTCACTTTTAAATGCTCCCTTTTCATCAATTTCATCTAAACGTTTTTGGGATTCATCTAAGTGAGATGATAATTTATTTAAAAAATCGGATTGAGAAACAATAATATCTTCTGCTTGTTCATTTTTTCTCAAAAGGTTAAAAGTCGTATATCCTAAGACAACGACTAAAAAACCTAAAATTCCTATTATTATTTCTGTTATCATAAACTATCTAACATATTCTTTAATCCAGGACTTGAAATTGTATTTAGTGCCTTGGATTTGGATGACTTTATGTTCCCCTTCAATGTATAATTCTTCTTTTTGGTATCCACGCTATTTTGTCCATTTAATTTAGGTAACCATTCCTTTTCAAACTCTATACGGGCGGCCATTAAATCTGCTTGGTGTAAAATAAATGGTAAGCTGGTACGTGGTTTTTGTTCTGGCATAAAAGCGAATAGATACTTCTTATTCCCCTCATCATATAACCCATCATGGGTTTGAATAGCTAACATTTCATTAAATGTATACTGTATACCATGGGATTGTAATAAAAATAACCCACGATCTGGAACTGCTGCAAATGGTACTTTTTTATTAAACATATAATCTTCCCCTAATTTATCTTTCCTCCATTGATCAGTCTGGGGTATATAAGATTCGTTTACTTCATCTCCCATTTTTCCTAAATCATGATTAATAGCAGAAAAAACAAGTTCTTCCTGAGTAAAAGTAGACATATCTGCGCCAAATCCCTCCCATAATGCACTAAATGATAATGAGGCTTTTACTACTCTATTTACGTGTTCTACATAACCCCCTGGGAAAGCATTGTGGTATTCTTTCTTATGAGCCGCTGGCATTAATATAATACGCTCCTCATATTTCTTATAAAATTCTAGTAATTTATCTTTTCTATCACCAGTAATATGTTGTTCAATGTTTGATAAAAATTCTATCCAATTTTGTTGGATTTGTTCTGCTGTTAATTTCATAACCTTTATTTATTTATATTTTATTCATTTCGTCTGGAGACATTGGTTCTCTTTCTACCATATCCCTTAAATCCTCAATTATACCCTGAGCTTTTCCAATATTAATTTTGTACTGTTCAATTGGAGATTGGCGATTTACAATTTGTTGGAGAGTAATTAGAATTGTATCTAATCTATCTAATTTTTTGTGTGCTAATTTTCTATTTCTCATGACTTATTTATATTTAAAACAGGGTATCCCTTAACCCTAATTATTATGCCTTTATTCCTACCCCTATTATCCCATTTTTCTAAAACCCTGTGATATTAAGGTACGTAGAAGGGATAGTATAGCCTAGCTATTATTTTCTTTCTCTTATAATTTGTTGTATCTTGAAAATATGTGCACATTTCCTGTATTCTTCACTATCTTGGAAATATAAGAGTGCACTTTCCAAAGTTTTATTTAATATTTTAGGATTAAAATCCAATACAGCACGTTGGTGGTTTTTATCTTCTATATTAACTTGTTTAAGATAATTCCAAGCTCTATTAAATACTACAAATGAAGATGCCTCACGTGTTGATTCTGAGTTGTATGATGGTTGTTCTTTTTGGAGAAATTTTTCTAATTTATGATGAAAAACAAAATGGTTAACTATTAATTTAGTAAACATACCTAATTTATGATATGGACTAGCATTAAAGGAAGCCAAATCTTTATTATCTTTTTCAATAATAGTTTCATCATCGAATAATTCAAAAATTTTATCTTTATTCACTCCCTACCAATTTTAAATGATTAAATGCTTTTTCAGCAGCATCGGCATAGTTAATGTCTTCATTTTCACTAATAGATGATGTCAATCTTTGCCATTCTCTAAAAAACCCACTCCTATGAGCTTTATAACCATATTCTTCTACTAATTTGGCATTAAATTCTTTCATCAATTATACATATGTAGATAATTTATTTTAATTCTGCTAATTCATCTTCTATTTGTGTTTGAATTGCCTTAAGAACATTATACTCATCAACAATATCTTTTTTATTAGGGTTTTCTGGGTGGTAATTCCATAGTTCATCCATTACGGTACCTGTAGCCATTAAATCCTGAATTAAATCTGATTTTCTATTATTTTGAATTTGCTCTTTTGTTAATTTTAATTCTTTCATGTTATTTAAATTTATTTCCAATTAAGTTAATTACTTCTTTTGCTTCTTCCAAATTAATTTGAAAAAATTCTTTATTATTATTTACTCTTTGTGATTTTAATTTATGATGTACTTCTCTTTCAACAGTCTCACCATTAAAACATTGATAAGCCCATTCTACTTTATAAGGTAAAGCAACACCTGTTGCTGAGGATATTTGCTTAGCTCTCTCTTCTGGTAGTTTTTTAGTATATCCTATTTTTAATAAACCCGGAGATGAAGGATTAGATAAAACATATACCCATTGATCTCCATTTCCTTTATCCGCGTATAAACCATATTTTTTATCCGTATAATACGTTACATCTTCCCATCCCTCACCTCTTTTACTGGATGTTAATGTAAAATATTTAGCGTGTTCTAAATCCGTGTTTCCATAGTTTTCTTTTAATGGAATAAATTTTTTAGCTTCTTGGACTGTTAATTTTTTCATTCGAATATAATTTTAAATTCTTTTTCTATTTCAATATCTCCATTAAATATAGTTTTAACAAAAACTTTAGTAGTATCACCTGCCATTTGATTATCAAAAAATATTTGTTGCTTTGGATGAGTATTATATTTACTTCTAGTACCAATTAATGTTTCAAAATAAGGACAATCCAAGCAAACATCTGGGTTAATTGAATAACCTACTATATTTAGTGGTGGGTGATTTATAGCCATATCCTGTATAGTATACGTTAAATTACCAACAGGAATTGGGTTTGTGTAATCTCCACTGGTAAAAAATCCTAAAACGCTATATAACGGTACTGTGAAAGTTAAACCATCAATCCACACCCAATAATCAGAATCAAATATAGTTTCAATCTGAGGAACCCCATTTACCATATAATCAGGGTGTAATTCGCTAGTAATTCCTTTTATAGTAAAATACTGAATATCATTATGCGTAATGTGCCAATAACCATTATTATCCTGGTATACACCAGGAGATACAAGTGGGTCTATTTCAAAAAATGTTTCACAATCACCTCCTAAACAAGGATAAGGTGAAATAAGCTCCTCTGGGCTACATGCCCAAAGGAAACTTATTAAGGTTATGTAAATTAACTTTCTCATTATGCTACTAATTCCAATGCTTTACTAAACATTTTCTTATTTACTTCTTGATCTTGCTTAAAATTCTTAATAATTCTAGCTTGACGTAATTTTCCTGAAGGGGTTCTATATTCAAAATTACCTTCAATAATATTTTCTTGAACTCTATTAAATACTTCCCAAAGCATATTACCTTCATCTTTTTTACGTTGAGATTCTAAAACATCCTCAATTGCTTGGTTATCAAAAGTATTTTTCGTACCTTCTACTCTAATATCTAGAAATGATTTAGCAAGATTAAACATTTGCTCTTCTTGTAATTCTACTTCTTTCATTTTATTCATTGCTTCTACTGTTAAAGGTAATTTCTCAACCATACCTCTAATTAGTATTTGCAAATCTTCAAACGTATAACCCATATGACGCATTTTCAAATCTTCAAATTCATCTGTAGCTATAACTAAACCATTTTCACAAATCATTCTAAATAACCCAGCTGTAAATTGGAAAGCATTCTTACCATCATGAGAATTAGTAATTAATATTTGAGGAAAAACTGTATCTCCATCTTCACCATTAATAACAACATCATTATTTCTAAAAACAACTAAATGCTTTTGAACACCTCGTGTATCTTCAGTTCTTGCTTTAACTTCTTTGGCATCAACAGGCTTCCAACCCATTAATTCCATATCATCAATTACTCTTTCAGTTGGAATATGTGTGTACTTATCCGAAACAGTATTTGCTGGTTTCATTGTGAAAATACTTGGAGCGATTTCACTTAACTCTTTTTTTCCTAAAAACTTACTTGATTCTAAATTTAACATATGACCTTGATTTTTAATTATTAATATACCGTGAATATACGAAAGGTAGCCTGGGGAGCCAAGCTACCTGTGCATTACTTTCAATTATTTTTTAACTAATAAACTTGGAGAAACTGTATATTGACCACCTATTCTACCATCACCAACATCACTAGCTTGAACTTTAATATTCTTACTATTAATTTTAATAACTCTAAAATTTTGCTTAGGATCAATTTTCTTATGATTAATACCTACTATATCACCTACTCTAAATGATACTTTAGCATCATAAGCTAATTCTGATCTTTTAATAGCAACTGCATTTTTAATTGCATTAATTTCTGATTGATCTGCACTCTTAATAAAATCTAATACTTCTTTTAAATTTACCATAACCTTTATTTTTAATTATTAATATACCGTGAATATACGAACCCTATCCTGGGTAGCCAAGTCTCCTGTGCATCGTCTTTGTTTTTTTTTTATATATTTATAACAAAATTTAAATATGGCTGATTATTCTGCACCCGCATTAAGGGGATCTGGTAGTTTAAATGATTACAGTTTTGTATCAGGACAAACTTATACTTTTACACTTTTAGACCACCAAATAGTTCTAGTGAAACTAGATTATCAGGTTCAGGTGCATTTACATATGAAACCGTAAGAAATACTAAGGGTTTTTACGATCAAGGAGCACCTAAATATGCCTCAGGAACTCATGCTAATCCAGTTGATTTACACAGTTTAATTAGTTCTTCTGAAAGTGGATATGGTAATTATATTTTTTCATATATTTTATATGGAGAAACTTCAACATTTGAATGGACTCCAAA